GAGGACTTTGCGATACTGTTCCAACGCTGCAGCTTCGACTTTTGCGATACGTGCAACACGGCGCATATCATTCATCATGCGCTCAATCGCAGGTGTGGGAGTGTCCAAGCCGTAGTTAGCTTTAAGCATGGTGTCGAGTTCAAAGTTCGTAAAGCGACCTTGACCCCCAATAGCTTGTTTAAGTTGTTCAAACGTGTCTTTAGCCAGTTCTTTGCGAAGTGCTGCTGCCGCTGACAAGGCTATAGTAGAATTTGGCGCATCCACAAGAGCGCGCACTAATGGATTTTCTGCACCGCCCGGTAACACACCACTTGCAAAATTAGCAAGTTGCATTTTCATATCACGAGTCGGACCCTGCTTGAACGTCGAAAACAATTCTTCTTCATTTTTAAGTTTTGTTTCCAGACTGTAAGCCAGAGAAGCATTACGAGCAGAGTCTTTCTCCGCTTCGTTCATCCAGCCTTTACCCTCTTTATATTCAAGATAGGGCTTTTGCCGAGCAGCTTCCATCGGGGCCATTCCAGTTTGAATAGCGCCGCGAGGAACACCAGTGGTGGCAGGAGGAGCCGAGGGTGACTCCTCCTGCCCAGCAGGAAGTTCGGAACGAGGAGCCGACGTTCCTCTTTCTGCTGTTTCTTCGGGCAGAAGGGCTCCCCCTTCCACACCCGGACCCGGAGGCAACATTCCTGGGACCCGAGCCTTTGGAATGGAATAAGGAACGCCTTCCGGTGTGATGCCAGTAACCTGCTCGTAGCGTTTTTCCATCGACTGCATCGTGTTCGTAAGTGTCGCTTGAGCAGTTGTGTTATATTGCCCTAACATTCTGAAAAGAGCGTCACGATTGTTTTTAGTGCCAACAGGACTACCTGTTAATCCTTGCAACATCACCATCGCATCTTTTTCATTATCGAAAACTTTATTAGCAACTAAAGTGCCGACATATCCTGCAATATCTGCATCTGTTGTCGTTTTTCCTTCGGCCATTTTTTGAATATACGGCGCAGCAGAATTGCCCATGATGTCAAGTTTAGCTTTTTCGTTCGACAAACGCTGCCCTGCAGTTCTTGCGTCGATTTCCCCGTTTTCCAAAAGCATATGGTAAACGTCGCCGACAGCCAAAGCGGCGCGAGGGTCTTTGGCAACACTTGCTATAAAGTTATAGTTATCCAATCTGCCTGTAGCCGGATCAATATGCGCTTGCATATGCTGACCGACAGCCATTTTAGCAGCATTGACAAGCTGCTGCTGTTGCATGGCCTGCCCCTGCACAGCCATACTTTGGGCCTGCTGCATTGTCTGCAGAGGATTTTCCTCGGCAAAACGCGGAGGAGCCGGAGCTTGAGTAAAAGGAATACCATCAGCCATCTTTTTGACTCCTTAAATTATGCAATAGGGTTATATGTAGAAGGGAAGGGACCGCCGCCTCCAGTTCCCCATTTCAACAACTCTGGAATACCTGCATAATTCACGCCTTGATTAAACATTGGATTCATCGCAGCCGAATAAGCAGTCTGTGCGGGTGTGGAGAGCATTTTACCCGCACCGCCGAACATAGACTGCGTTCCGCCCGCAAGAGCATTGCCTGCGCCCATAATACCAGCACCAAAAGCATTACCTGCGCCCGTGGCTGCGCCGCCGATAAGACGAGAAGCATCCATCGCGGCATTCGCAATTCCGCCAGCAGCGCCCATACCCATCTGCGCTGGGCCGAACAGCATGTTGTAAGCCTGCTGATTTTGCAGCATATAATTTTTAAGTTGATCCTGAAAAGTCTGAGACGCAAGGCCCGTAGCAGTTTTTCCGATGTCCTGAATGACATTGCCGGAAAGACCCATGCCACGCGCCGCGCCGGTATTCGCCATACCGCCAAGCGCCTGCTGCCGAGCCCACTGATAACCCGGAGTGCTTTCCAACTGCGCTTGCGTGGGCGCAAAAGTTGAAAGCAAATTCGGACCACCGCCGCCAACACCAGCTTTCTGCGCCGCATTGCCAGTCAAATAGGACATCAGCAGATCAAGCGACTTATTGCCAGCAGTCGCATACGGCGACAAAGCGGCCTGTGCTCGACCAAAACCCTGTTCCGCCGCCTGCCCAGCAAGTATCGAGCCGAGCAAGCCCATCTGCCCTGCAGCCCGATTCGCCCCAGCCTGAGTTTGGCCGCTGAACATTCCGCCGATGCCAGAGAGAAGCTGCCCGCCTCCCATCATAAGTCCCATAGTTACGGGGTCCATAATACTCTCCTAAACCAGCGTGATTACTTTGTAGGTGTTAGCACCTATCACAAGCGTGTCGATCTGTGCCCAGCCGTTCGGAATTTGCGCAGCGTCGGGAAGCAAAACCGCCCCCGCCAAGGGCGCTCCAGTTACCACATCTTGCGTCGTGGGCACAGTATTTTGAACAAGTGCGGAAAGAAGCAACTGCAACTGACGGGAAATTGACCCATCAGGCTGAATTAAATTCTTGAGGGAGTTCGGAACAAGAGCGCGGATCATGTTTCCATCTTCTCAACATCAATGAACGCGCCGTTCAACGCTGTCGCCGCAGCAGCCGTCCATGACAACTCAAAAACACGGTCGCGGGCAAAACCCAGTCTATTCCAAGTCGGGATTGTTTTATACGAACCAGTTTTTCCCAAAGTTTGGAACACAGCGTTTCCGAAACTTACGCCACGATCATCACTCCAGCGAAGTGAAAGCGTCGGGTCGATTTCAGGATCAGGTTCCGTGCCAACTTCAATATCGGCCGTGAATTGTTTATAGCTAATACGATCAAGACTGCTTACCAGATGCGGGAAAGACCGCAATTTAACAATCGGAGCGCCGTCGTCTGTATAAACATTCAAATCCCAGTTATAGAGTTTTCCGTTTTGCCAGTCACCACAAATCGTTTTGCCGTAGGCAAATGCAACGCAATTCGCACGATGCCGGTGCATCGCGCCGTTCGAGTCCAGCCACGCCCGTTCATGCCAAAGCTGTGTGGATAAATCGTAAACCCACGTCGCATCGGCAGTTGGGAAAGTCAGAACATAGAAAATATGCGAGCCCTGCTGATAGGTGAAACCAATCGCATCGCTGATAACTTCATACTTTCCAATCGCATCACTAATCGCAGGAGTAGAAATAATGTCAGCTTTATAAGCCGTGCCCATCATCACCAAGGCTTCGCCGTTATTGTCCTGCGACAAGAAGAAAATATTCAAGCCCCATTTTGCCAGCGAACGCTGTGCGGCAATTCCGTGCTGCAAAAACACACCGGGGATCGGAGCAAAAGGAAACGGATACGTCCCGACATTGCTCCAAACTTCTGTCGTCCTTCGACCGAAAGCCCAGATTTCCTTATGCACGACATCAATAATTTGCAGTTGATCGGCGTCTCCAGAAATCGTCGCGTAACCCAAAGCCGGATACGTTTCGAGCCCAGAATTGCTCGATTGAATTTTTCCATCTTGACTGCTCGACACCAGAAACGTATCAATATATCTAATCTGATTGCCGCCTAAAAACTCTGCTGGGCTAAAAGGCGCAAACGCCAAAGTCGTTAAATCAACGCTCCAGCCAAAAAGCGATCCATCCAAAATAATCAGCGTGATCTTATTATCATACATGCTAACCTGACCATTTTGTGTCGCGATATTGCCCAGCGGCTGCAACACAAAACTATCCGGCACATAATAAACCGTATCACCGATGACCGCAAAAAGCAGCCCGTTCGATGCAGTATAAAGCTGACGAACTTCAGCAACATTTCCTTGCGCTAAAGTCGTCAGCCCTGGAGTGCAATAATGCGTGTAAGGAACCTCAGCATCCTTCGTATTTAGTTCTGGGTATAAGTTTATGCAACGCTGGGCGTTAGCGATAACGCTTCGCGCTTCATATGCACCTTGAACTAACTGAATCTGAGGCACTTTACACCTATAAGTTTTAGGCAGTCAGAAGCGAGAACCAAACATTATTGGTTACAGCGACGAATAAAATGCGTTTTGCATTTGCCACACTGATACCAGTCGCGCCCGCCGTGCCGTTGATCGTGTCCGAACCTTTGCCGAAAACCTGCACAGGGTTCGCACCGGCATTCGCCAGAAATACAACGCTACCAGCAACCGCACTCGGAAGCACAACGCTGTCACCGCTTGACGCAGCCGTGCCAACGTGGTTTGAACCCAGCGTCAGAACCGGCGTATTCGCCGTAAGTGTTCCTCCAGCCAAAGCAGTGATATTATACTTAGTCTCCCACTGAGGAGTAGCGAGAATAGTATTAAGCGCATCATCATCAGCCAAACGCTGGCCAGCCTGAAGTCTCTGGGGAGTCGCCATGTCATTACCTCGTCTGGTCAGAGTAGATGTTGTAAACGCCCGGACGGACCAGATTATCCGGCATTACAAGGGACGGAATTTGAGCATTGGCGCTGCGCAGCGTTTGCATAGCGTCTGCCGCAAGGCCGTTAAACCCAGGGTCCTCCGGCATTCTGTAAGCCGCTCGCAAACGCACAACCATATTGTAGTGCAATGCAGCCAGATATTCCGGGGGAAAATCGAACGTGGACGTTAAATCCGCAAACTCACTCAGCACTTCTTTCAGAATGATGTGAACGGAGTAAAGGTTTGCCTGCGGGATCGGCCATGGATAAATTTTACCTAGCGGATAACCGGAGTCATAAAAGATACACTGTGAAAACGACACGAGGCTTTTCAGCGTGATCCTCGCATAGTCCTCATAAGAGAACAAAATCTGAAGCGGATAGTCTACAGACTGTGTGCCGTTTGCTCCCGGCAACATTCTGAAAAACGCGCTTTCCAGTTTATCTGGCCTCCACGACACATCAATATCACCGCCGGGACCGACAGTATAACTTTGCGCCCCCGTTGACACTACGCTCTTGTCCACAAGATGCCACACAAGCCAGCGTTTCACACGCCACTGTGCAATCATCATGTTCATGCGCGTCAGTGCGTCATTGTAATCCTCGGGGAGCATCGACTGCCCGACACCGAGAATACCTGCGTCTTTGAGCGCAAGAGTTATGATGTCATTGGCAGTCGTTGCCATTTATTAACCCTCTTTCTTAGCAGGCGTCGGCAGAATACTGGCTTTCGCTTTTTCCTGCCCAGCTTTGAGTTCTGCAAGCTGTTTTTTTGCAGCTTCTAATTCTACAGCTTTACGCTCAAGTTCAGCCTGAAGTTCATCTTCACGCGAAATATGCGCCCCCGGCGAACCTGTGGTGATAAATTCAACTTCTTCCCGAGCATCAGCTACGATAATTGGAATGTTCTTTTTGTCATCCCGATAGCCGACGACTTTCGGATATTCCATAAATTTATAATCTGGAAAATCCATGTTTTCATAAACGCCCAGATACTGCTGTTTTGCTTTAGCCATTTTACTCGCTCCTTAAAGATGAGAGGGGCATTTCTGCCCCTCCCTTTGGGATTAGATAATGTCCGCGACGACCACGGCCCATTCCGGGCGAACCCAGAGATAACCGTAAAGAACGTCCAGACGGGTGATGAACTGATCCGACTTAATGTCGAAGCCCGTCACCATACGGAGAGACACGCCGTCCATACGCTCACGCGCAACTTCCTGCATGTTCTTCGGCATTTCCAGATCGGCAGTCGCCATCGTAACCGCATCGGGGATGAACGCGATGTTCTTACGATAAACCTGGCCCGTCAGCGTCAGGCTGTTAATGGCAGCGCCGTTGGCGGGCGAAGCCGTAACCGTCTGATACTGAACCGTCGAACCACCGGACGGCGGCACAATCGCGGGATAAATGCCGAGGACACCGCCAGCGTAGCTCGTAACAACGAACTGCTGCAGTTCACCAGTCGTAACCTTGGTGATGCGGTTGACCGCGTTCACGCCAGCAAAAGTGATGATGTCGCCAACCGTGAAGGAGGACGCGCCAATCGTCACGTTAATGCTGGTGCCGGTCTGGTTCGCGCCGTTGACGGTCGGGGAGACGCCAACAACATACGTGCCAGTCGTGTGCTTGATGACAGTCTGATCCTCGAACCAGTCGAAGCCAATCGCGTTATAAACTTCACCCTTGCGATACTGCTCAGAGATTTCCGTCGCGGGGTTCAGCAAGCCGGACAGGCTCTGCACCGTGCGGGCCATCGAAACCGGGTCCAGAATGAACTTACGGTTATCGGTGGGGGCCGAACGCAAGGACAGCAGCGCCTTAGCCTGCAGCCAAGTGTCGAGCGTCGGACGAAGCAGATTGCCCGCAGCGTCAAAGTTACCAACGAGGTTAGAAACGCCGCCTTCAACGCCAGACATAACGTCCGCCGCAACCGCGCCCACCAGATTGTTGACCGCCGGAGCAAGAATGCGCTTGGAGTAATCGTCCAAGCTCATCGTGCGTTCAGCAGAATTGAACGACACGTCAACGCCCTTCTGGGTCGCCAGGAACGAGTTGGTATTGACCCAGAGGCGAACGGCCTCACGGGTAATCATGTTAATTGTTAAGAGTGAGTTAGACATTTTACTGACCTTTTGTTAAAGCGCGGACGCGCCATGAGTGCCAAAAAGCAACGGGGGAGTCCCCTGCGTTTCGACGGTGCCCGCGTCCGTCACTTTATCGGGCCAGCCCAGACTGTTTACCCCACAGTCAGAGAGGGGGAACCGTAAGGTGGTTCCGCCTACCTTCTACGACGAGCAGATTGCTCGTTGCGTAATCTCGCCCATTCTTCCATAGATATGTTAGGATCGTCAAGTGTCGCCGGGGCGCTGCCGATACCTTGCACCTTTGGAGTAATGGGAGGAGGAGCCGAACTTACACGCTTCGGTGAGTTCAACCCACTCGCAACCTTTGCCACCGCCACAGCCTGCCTTGTCGGCGGAAGCATCGCAATCCGCGCCGCCTCATCCGGGTTCTTTGCCAGATGATAAAGCACTTCCTGCGGATTTCCGGTTTCAATGGCGGCTTCTGTTAAAGTGGTAGGAATGCCGCCTAAAAGCTGCGCCATATTATTAAGCTGCGGAGCCCAGTCGCCATACTTGGAAAGGCCGTCATTCCAAATTTTATCTGTCGTGTCTTTCCAAGCCTGATGTTTGGCAAGTTCCTGGGCCTGCCGATGAATTTCCAACTGCACGGTGCGGGGATCGTAACCAGCTTCCTGCGGCTGTTCATAAGCCTGCGGCTGCTGATAGTATTGAGCCTGCTGCAGTCGTTCTTCAAGTTCACGCTTTTGACGGGTAAGT